CGAAGATGTTTGGTTCGTTGTAGTTGTCATTGTCCTTTTGCTCCTTCTTTTCTAGCAGGTTAGAGATTTCCTGTTGAATGTATTGATAGGCATGTGCCTGTCCTAACATATATTTGTATTTTTCCATATTGTCAACCCCACCAGCAACCATTGAATCTCCTATTCTTTGGTAGGATTCTTTTAACATTTTTTGTAATTTATCTATAAGAAATAAATCATCCATTATTGCCTTTCTAGCAGTTCCATGCTCGCAGAGATTTATTGATTCTACTATTCGGATCTCTGGCCGTTTTAGCAGAGGTTAGTTTTTTTTTCATGCCACCCATTCTTGCACAAAAAGATGCACGTCTTTTATTACCAACTTTTTTACTAGGTGCTTTTAATGTACCTTTTGTATAACTTGCTCTACCTTTAGCATTTAAACCACCCGACTTTGATTTACCTTCTTTTCTAGTCCATGCTGGAGTTTTAGCCATTATTTTTTCTTTACTGTCTTTTCCGCTTTTTTAAATTGTTTCTTAGTAGGAGCTCCTTTAGAACCAGGTTTTCTCATTTTTTCTTTTGACCCAGCTTTTATTCTAGCTCTTTTTGCATGTATGTTTGCGTACAATCCTTTTTTAGACATTAATATACTCCTGTTTTAATTACTCTAATACAATTTACACAAGATTTCATAAATCTAGAATGGGTCATACAAGAAATTGGTTTTTTAATTATTATTTCTTCCATTTTGCATTTACAAAATTTACCAAATAATTTCTCTATTAATTTTTTAAACATTATTTTCCTTTTATCAAATGAGTTGCCTTAAGTCCATAGACAGATGCAATTACTCCAACAAAAATCGCTTGATACCACATAGGTAAATTTCCAAAGTGTATAAAAAACAATTCCATTTTTTCCATATGCTCTGGATTGTCCGACCATACAGACCAACCTAACATAACGATAGGGACCGATAATAAAATTAATATAAATTCGTCTTTCCAGTCAGAATTTCTTGATTCTAATAATTTTCCTGAATATTCTAATTCACCGCTAGCCATACGTTGTGCAGTTTTAGCTGCAGCGTCTGCCATCATCATTTTAGTTTCCTGTTTTTTTTTATAAACGTGCGAACCTGCGGAAACGGCTAATTTAATTGCCGATAACCACATGTTAGTACCAAGTAGCTGTTTTATTTTTAGTAGCTAACATTCTTCTAGTACCTTTAACTTCAACTTTTTGAGATTCATTTGGTTTTGTCATCTCAACGTCTTTTACTTTAAAAGAATCTTTAGTTTTTTTATTTTGTTTAGTTTGTTTCATAATATATCCTCTTGTTATTTTAATTTAACCTTTTTTTTAGTTTATTGCTATTCTTTTTTACTAGAAATACCCATTTGTGTCTTAGTTAAACTTGTAGCTGCTCTTAATTCAGCTAAATCTTCGTTTTGTTCTAGTTTTTCTTCCTGATTGGACTGATTCATCATAGCTCTCATTTTGTCAAGACTTAATCTATCTTCAGATTCATCTTTTTTACGTGCATTTTCTTGTGCTCTAAGATCTAACTCTCTTGATTTAAGTTTTGCAATAGGATCATTTCCATATTCACCTGTTATTTTCTTTTCTTCTTCCATAAACTCGTTCATCATCTCTGCAATCAATACAGCTTTTCTAGCTTCTATCTTCATAGTAAATTGCATAACCATTTGTTGCATTTGTGGGTTCTGCATAGCTTGTGGATTTTGTTGAACTTGTTGTAGCTGTTGAATTTCTTTTTGAAATTCCATTTCAACTTGTTCTAAAGCCATTAATGAAATGTGTTCAAAGATATTTTTTTCTAAAGATGCAGTTATAGCGGGATTGTTCTGTGCAAAATTAGTTGACATAAAATTTAAATGAGCAGTCATGTGTGCTCTATGATCTTGTCCTTTAAATGCTTGAAAAGGTTTATTAGATAAAGAATCTATATGTTCTAAAGCTGGATCTTTTGGTTGAGGTGGTTGTGGTTTTTTAAGAACCATGTCAATGTTTTTAGTTCCAAGTGCTTCATACATTCCTCTATATGCATTATACAAATTATGTAATTGAGGATTGGATTGAGCCAGTTGCAATTCCGTTTGAGCGAGGGAAATACGCTGCGTTTGAGAGAAAATATTAGGATCTGCAACTGGAACAATATCAATCTTATCATCGAAGTCTGTTTGCTTAACAGCTTTTGATGCACCCACAACATCGTATGGATATTCTTTTGGTAAATATAATTTAAATACTCTAGCTAATAAAGAAAATTCGTTTTTTAAAGAATTGTAAAGTCTTTTATGGATAGCAGACATTGTTCTACTTCCTCTTTCAAGTAACGCAATTGTCGTACCCACTGCGGCTTGTTGATTACCCTCTCCTACTTGCGTGTCAGCTATTGAAGCAAAACGCTGGCCAGCTTGTACTACGACACCCATAAGTTGTAATAGTGTTTGAGATGGCTCTTTGAACGGAAGAGTCATGAAAGCATCTTTAATGTTTCCACCAGGTGCATCTACATCTCTAAATTCTCCAGGTTGAATACTTTGAGCATCATCCCTGATTCTTATACCTCTTTGTTTAAACCCAGCTGGTAAATTAGATAATGTTCCAGCATCTAGTAATGATCTTAAAGCAGCAGTTGCTGTACGAGACAAACCACCAATCATATGGATTAAACCAAAACCATAAAAACCTAAGCCTGGTAGAAATTTAAAGTGAACAAAGTAAGATATTTTTTTACGTAATTCATCTCCTACTTCGTAGTTTCTTCTGATAGATAAAATAGATCGAGAGTTTTCTTCAATCGTTACAATATAAGGAAGTTTAATTCCCGTTAGTTCCCCTTCGGGAGTGCGATCTTCAAAACCCTCAAGGTCTAAATTAACATGACATTCAAGTAATGTAAATACATCTTCTCCTCTGCCTTTTGTTATTCCTTCAATTTCATTTTCTTTTTTTTGTAAATCTGTTTCATTGTCATAACCAGGTTTTAATTCTATGTCTCTATAGAAACCTGTTACTTGTTGTTTTCTTAAATCATTCTCAGATGTTTTAACTCTATGCACAATAGCATCTGCATCTTCTAAAGAAGAAGCTGAGTAAGGTACAATTAAATCATCAGCAGGAACAAATTTAGAAACTGCTCTACCTAATAATTCATCATAGTAAACTTTTTTAAAAGCTGATCCTTGTAAAGGTAGATAGAATAACATTTGATCAAACTCAGGTTCATATTCTTTCATGACATCCATAATTTGATAATTCATAAATTGTTTAACACGTTCAGATTGTTGTTCTTTTTCTGGAGTGGGTGCTCCAAGTATTTGAGTTCTTATAGGACCACTTGCTGGTAATAATTCTTTGTAAGCTAAAGATTGAAATTGTGTAACTGCTTCTGCAAGAACAGGATGTGTTGCACCGCTGGCTCCTTGAAAAGGTTCTGTTTTTTGTTCGTATTTAAATCCTAATAAATCTAGTCCTTGAGTAATGGCTCTTTCCCAATCTGATCTAGAAGATTTATATTCTTCGTAGTTAGAAGAAAGTTCCGAACCAAGAGGCGTCAATGTTTCCTCTGGTAGTATCTCAGCCAAGTTATCATAATGATTTTGGCTTTGTGCCTGGTTGAAGGCTCCTGGTTCAAAGTCTATTTCTACTCCACCGTCTTCTGTGGGAGTAATTTCAGTCTCACCTTGATCAGGTAAAGTTTCTTGTAATTCTATATTTTCTTCAACCGAAGATTCTGGTCCTTCTATCTCAATAGAAGTACTAACTTCGTTTGGAAGTGATTTGTCTGTTGCCATTATTTTTCTCCAATTTTACAGTCTTAACTTGTTTTACAGGAACATTCAAGCCCTGTGGATTAGGCCCTCTTTTTGGAGGAACAGTTGTTGTAAGTTTTTTCATTACCAATAATAACTTCTTTGAATTTTAGGTTTTGTTTCATCTATATAGTCTTCTGGATGTTGAATCAAGCCTCCTTGTCTAAATCTTAAAAGAGCTTGAGTTGTACTATCTACTAAGTCATCATGATCTCCATAAGGGAAAGCAGCACATTCCTCAATAACTTCTTGAGCAAACGTTTTATCTTTAGGTGCCCAAACAGATCCAGACTCAAATAAAGGGGCTACTGCGTTTACACGAGTGTGTTTATCATTTCCTTTACTTGGAGTAAAATTAACAACAGGTATACCCATTTGTCTAAGTTCATAGGTTAAAGGAAGTCCTGAAGCTTTTGCTTCTACTAATACTGTCTCAGGTTGCCAATAGTCATATTGTTCTTTTGCAACTCTTCTTAACTCAGGAAACTCTAGCCTTCTTTTTAATGAGTCTAGTAAAATTATTTGTTGAGGTGAATCCTCATTTAAACGAAACACACCCCATGTTGTAATAGCAGAATAATCAGCTGTTTCTTTTTTCATAAAGGCAGTATCATAAGATTGAATAATATGTTCTAAAGTTGGCATATAATCTTTATCCCAATCTTTCCACCATTCCCTTTTTAAAATTGCACCTTCTTCTGAAGTTGGGTTTTGCATATACTGTGCATTCCATTTTGCAATACCTGCAGAAGCTTTAACAGCTTCTAATTCTTCAAGATTCCAATACTCAGGCCACACAGGTTCATTGTTAGGAAGTATTGCAGGAAATTCTATCACTTCCCATTGATCTGCTTTTACTTCTTTTGCTGCAGCATTTATTAATTGAGCTGTTAAATCTTTTGTACTCCATCTTGTCATTACCAAAACAATTCTTCCACCAGGTTGTAAACGTTGTCGTGGTCCAGATGTGTACCATTCATATGCTTTATCAAAAGCATTAGGTGAATTAACATCTTGCTCAGAATGGGGATCATCTATAATTAATAAATCTGCACCCCTACCTGTTACCGCACCTTCAACACCCACAGCAAAATATTCTCCACCTTGATCGGTTTCCCATCTTCCCGCTGCTTTAGAATCTTCTCTTAATCTAGTTTTAAATAATTTTTGATACTCTTCACTATCAATTAATGTTTTGGATTTTCTTCCAAATCTAATTGCAAGTTCTGCTGTATGGGTTGCTTGAATTATTTTTAATTTTGGATTGTTCCCAATCATCCAAGCGGGTAAAAAATAGGAAGCAAATTCAGATTTAGTATGCCTGGGGGGCATGTTTATAATTAATCTTTTATTTTCTCCTGTCTGTAATTTATTAAATGCATCCGATATCTTTATGTGATGGGACCCTTCTATAAATTCAGGCCAAATGTGTTTTACAAAACTTAAAAAATCTGATCTGAGATGGGTATCTTTTTTTTTAGCTATACTAGTTAAAATATCTAATTTTAATTGTCTTCTTACTTTTGGGTCAGTAATTTTATTTATTTTTTTTATATCTAGCATAATGTTAATTATGTAACTTGACAAGTATTTAACATGAATGACTATACAAAAGCAAGATTATAGAGAAGATTTTAGGTTCCCTGTTTTTGTTTTAACCCCTTCCCCCCTTTTAAGAAAGTTCGAATTTCCAGATCGGTCTGGTACCTCTATACTCTCTTTGGGTGGGTCCCGCCCACATGCTCTTCTCTAGGTGCGACATATTGACGCAGGACATATTGACGCAGGACATATTGACGCAGGGTGTGACAACGTATCACACCCTAGTTCCTCAACGAACCTTAGTTACT